CTGGTCACGTCGCTCGCGGTGTACTGGTCGGGGTCGTTGGTGCTCGCCTTGCCTTTCAGGTAGGGGCGGCCGGTGTCCGTGATCTTGGGCACGATGATCGGGCCGTTGATGCTCACGGTGTTGAACAGCGCGGCGATGCCGTTGGCGGTGAAGTAGTCCTCGTACAGCGCGCTGATCGGCGTGTCGGGAATCCACTCGGCGCCGCTGCCGGCGGTGTCGCTGATCGACTTGACCAGGGTCTTCTCCAGCGCGGAGCGGAACCCGCCTGCGGTGGGGGCCTTGGCCGCGTGGGCGAGCAGGCGACCGCGGAGGGTGACGGGCTGGCGGCCGGTCACGCTGCGGTAGATGGTCGCGGCAAGCGCGATCTGCTTCAGCTCAGCGTCCCACTCGGTCGCGGGCGCATCGGTGAACAGGCCATCGCGCACCACGTCGACCGACTGGCCGGCGAACTGCACGCGCTCGACGCTGCGAACGAGGTTGATCGACCCGTCCGACCGGGTGAAGCGGGACACGAGCGCGGCTTCCCCGCCCACGGGCTCGGCGGCCTGCTTGCCGGCGAACGCCTGCCGCTCTTCCATCGCCCGCAGCTTCTCGCCGAACTCGGCCGCGGCCTTGTCGTGAGCGCGCTTGATCTCGGCTTCGGTGTTGTGCTTGGCCGTTTCAATCTTGTTGTGAACGTCGCGGAACTGGCCAAGAAGCTCGGCCTGGTTGGTGATGGTGATGTCCATGGGAGTCATTCCGGGAAGAGGTGGGAGAGGCCGACCGGCGAGGCCGCCGGCTGAAAGAGCTTAGACAGATCGTCAGCGGGTGCCGAACGCTCTGCCAGAATGTCAGCGAACATACCACGAAGCGCGGGCTCTTGTGCCAGCTTGTCAATCACCATGTCGGCGATTTCTGCGGCGCTCAGCTTCGACGCCGCGCGAACGGCCACCGCTTCGGGGTTGGCGGGCACCGCTACGATGCTGATTTCGAGCAGCTCGCAGTCGTAGTAAACTTCGCCGTATCCCTCGGCCATGTACGCCGGGTCATCCTTGGCGAGCTGAGAGCGAGACACGCGGCGACCGGGGCGGAAGCCCACGGAGACGGCGTTGATCACGCCGTCCTCCACGTCCTGCTTGATCTCCTGCGCGTAGGGCTTGGCGCTCCACTTCACCACATCGAGCGTGAGGCCCACGCCAGGCACCACCGCGACCTCGCCGCGCCCGACGACGTTGGCGGCGGTGTACTCGTGATCGGTCAACACGACCGGGTTGGCGCGGTAGTTGTCGAGCCGCCACGTTGCTTGGTCCACCACGTCGCTCATGCGGTCGCTGGCGGCGGTGGAGGCCACGAAGAGCTGACGGGCCACGCCGTCCACCTCGACGGAGCGGCGATAGGCAAGGGTGCGAGTCGTGGTCATGATGCCTCGATGATCGGGACGGTGGTGCAGCGGCAGTTGGCGCAAAGGGCGGCGGACGCAAACCCGCCCGGCCCGTCGGCGGTGGCGCCAAGGAACTCGCCCGCGGGTACGGTGAACACCTCGCCTACGGCACGCTCCTGCCCGTCAAGGTAGGCGTGGGCATCGCGGACGTGCCGATCTCGGGCGCTCAGCCATTGCTTTCGCACGGCGACCCCCTCGACCTCGGCGTATCGCCCATAGGCGGCGGTGTGGCCGGCGCTCAGGCTGCGCGTCGTTTCGGTGCGAGCGATGAGCAGGGCGCGCGACGGGGAGAACGCGCCGGACTCCTGGATGCGGAGGCCGATGCCGTTCACGCCCTCGCCCGCGTCGATCCCAGCCTGCACCGCGGCGCGCACCTTGGCCTTGGTCGCCGGGTCCGTGAACGTCACGAACTCGGCGAGCCGCGCTTCTGTCGCCGCATCGGCCGCGCTCGCGTCCATCGTCCACGGCTTGCCGAGCTGGTCGGCGCCGTCCCGGTAGCCCGACTGGATCGCATCACGCAGCGCATCGCGCATCGATCCGCCCCATGCGTCAGCCTCGCCAGCGGGGAAGAGCCATCCCATGATGTCGTTCACGAGGTCTTTGTGAACCACGGCAAGCTCGATCGGCATCGTGTCGAGCCGCCCAACCACTCGCGCCGACTGCTTGGACAGCGCGCGACGGGTACGCACCGCGAGCGCCGTTTCCGCCGGGCCATGCACCTTCTCGACCCAGCCCGACCACACCGCAGCGCGTTGCTCCTCGCCCACCGGGGCAGGCGTCAACGTGGCCACCGGCTCGGGCTCGGCGCTACTCGCGGAGCGGAACAGGTGAAGGATCGAAGCCTTGGCCGCGGGCGCATCCTCGGCGGCCGGCGGCACCTCCTCGGCCACATCCGACAGCGGGGCATCGGCGAATCCCTCGTAAGCGGCGGCATCGGCGGCCGTAGCCCCGAGTAGCTTCCACGTCACCACGCGCTGTAGCCTCGCATCGCGCGACTCCTGAAGCGCCGGCACCGACGAGAAGTCATGCGACACGCGGAACGACGGATCAAACCGGCGAGCGATGCGGGTAAGCGCCGCGTCAATGACCGCCGCGCGAGCTACGAGCCCCTGCCAATACACCTGGTCTTGCTGCTTGGCGGTGGCGTAGTTGGTATTCGGGAGCCCCACGCGGGCGGGCGGCACGCCGAACAGGCCAAGCACCGTCTCGCGGGTGAGCTTGCGCTGTTCGCCGAACTCCATGTCGCGCAGGGTGAAGTGCGGGAACTCGGCTTTGATCGCGCCCGACAGCACAAACGCCGGCTTACCCGATGCGGCGAAGTCGCCGTAGCTGGCGGCGATCTGCTCGCGCTGCTCCTTGGTCAGCGGCATGTCACCCGCGGGCGAGATGATCGCCTCCGGCCGCCCCCGGTTCGCCTGCTTGGCCGCGAGCTTGGCCGCGCCTCGCTCGGCGTTCAGGTCATCCACCAGCGCGGAGATCATGCCCTCGCCGACCAGCGCGCGATTGTCGGCCATCCACGACGTAGCCGACACCATCGCGATCGACTCAGCCGCGAAGTAGCGCCGCTCCGCACCCGTGCGCGGGGAGAACTCCACCCCGGCGAGCTCGCCGAAGTCGTCCATGATGGGGCGCACGCTCTCCGGGTGCAGGAGCTTGAGCGACACCGGCAGATCGCCGCCCACGATGAGGATGGTAGCCGTGCCCGTCGGGAGCCAGTAGGTGATGAGCTGCCGCTCCCAGATGGCGCGGTTCATCGTCGTGGTCGGCTGCGCGAGGAGGTCGAGCAGCGGGTGCGAGGTGATGACCTCGGCGTCGGGCCCATCCCCGCGCGTCAGGCGCAGCGGCACGCCCGACAGGTCATCGGCGATGGCGTTGACGCACGCACGAACCCACGGGAACGTCGCAAACGCCGCCATCGATGCGTGCGGGTCGAACGTCGGCCCAGCGGGCGACACCGACGCGCCCCCGATCTGCGGAGGCTCTACCGGCATGCTGTACGAGTAGCCAAGCGCCCTCGCGATGTCCGGCCATGTGGGGAGGGACCACGCCATGGCGACAACGTGGCATGAACATGCCAATCTGTCAATGCGTTAGAAGCTCGCGCCCCAGTCCATGCCGCGGGAAAGGCCGAAGCACAGATAGCGGAGCTCGTCCATGGCGTGATCGTTCGCCTTCAATGGCAAGTCGGGCGAGTCCTTAGCCCCGACGCGCGGCGCCCACACATAGCCCTCGACCTCGCGGATCACAGGCAGGTTGCTCGGCGTGTCGTGTACGACCAGGTGAGGGCGCCCGTTGGGGTCGAGCGCGAGCCGCGAGGCTACCGCGTTGATGCCCGGTCGGATGTCCTTGCGCGCTGGCGTGCAGGCGATGCCGTGCTGCGCGAGCGTCATGCGGCCGTTGGCCTCCTCCGGGTCGGCCCACACAATCGACGGCTTCCCATGGCGCCCGAACAGCGTGTGGAGGTGGGCCGCGTGCTCCTCCCACCGCAGGCCGGCGAGGTAGTGCGTGCCGAGAACGTGGAGCACATCGTCGGCAGGGTCGAGGGCCGCCACCGAGCACGCGAACGGGTTGGAGGTGCCGAAGTCAATGCCCGCGTACCGCGGCCAGCTCGCAGGCGGGTCGAACGCCGGCACGACGTGGACCCCGCGCGACCACGACGAGTATACCAGCCCCTCGAGCGCGACGAACTTCCCGCTCTCGCGCGCCGCCCGCTCGTGGTCGCCGTAACGCGACATCCGCAGCGCCCGCCCGTGCTGGTCAATGTACGGATTGTCGCGGCCGTCCACCTCGGCGAAGCGGTAGCCCTCCTTGGGCGCGGCTTGGAAGTCGTCGTATACCCACGTCATGCCCTTGAGCGGCGTCATGCTCAGGAGGATGTAGCAGCCTTTCCACGGCCGCCGGCCCAGCCGCATCAGGCACTCGCCGAACACGGCGCTATCGTGCTCCTCGTCCAAGATGATGATGTCGAACTCATCCGCCTGGTACGCCCGCGCCCCCTGATCGTTGCTCTTGAATACGATCGTACCGTTGTTTCCCACCGCACCCGGCGCCGACACCTCGGCCTCGCCATCGCCCCGCTCGTTACGCCACTTGCACCCGTGCGGGAGCAGGCGGCGCACCTTCTCGCGGAGCACCTTGCGGCTGTCGTTGCTCGTGAGCGCCGAGAACAGCACGCGACCGGGGTAGGGCGGGATCGAATCCTCGTGCAGCCCGTTCGCGGTTAGCCATTGACGTGCGATCGGGTGGCGGCTGCCGAGCATCGCAGCCACGGCGAACTCGGCAGCGAGCGCGCTCTTGCCGCTGCCATTCCCGCCGAGCAGCGCGAACGCGAGCGAGCCCGCTACCTGTTGCGCCGCTCCTCGCTGCGAACTGGCGCGTGGGGTCGCCACGTCCCACAGGCGCGAGTAGGCCAGCGGTGCCGCGGTACGCCGCTCGGCCCGCGCCTTTGCCGCTCGTGCGCCGTGGATGAGCTGCCGGCGGTCCATCAAATCGCGAGCGTTGCCCGCACGGCCGCCGCCGCTTCGTGGTTGCCCTGCGCGTCGAGGATGGCGATCGCCTCCTCCAGCGTGACGCGCTCCAGCTCGGCGTCGCTCTTGTCGGAAAGGGTCAACGCGCCCTGTAGCTCCTGCACCTCCGTCTTTGGCAGCCCGAAGCGGTCGGCCACGCTGTCGGCCGCTTTGAGCCGCACCGCGTGGTCAGGCGCACCCGCGATGGACTCGCCGCACGCGGGGCACTCGATCGCGCCGTCGGTCGCTTTGAGCGCATCGCGCCACACGCCCACGGCTGAGTTGAGCAGGCTTGAACCGACCCGAACCGCGCTTTGCCGCGCCTCGCGTTGGATGCGTTCGAGCTCTTCCAGCACCTCGGGCGTCTGCTGGATGGCTCGTACCGTGTGGCGGTGTACGCCCACGGCGTCGGCGATCTCCTGCTGCGTTGCGCCTGCCAACATCATCGTAGCGACGACGACCGCCCGCGATGTCACGTCTTGGACATGGCCGGACACCTACACCACCACCATCGCGCTCGACACGACGAGCAGCCCCGCGGCTACGGCCACCACACCCGCCAACGCGACGACCGCCCACACTGGCGGCGGCTCCCCTGGTGATGCCTGGCCCATGCCCCACTGTAGCACGCTCACTCGCCCCCGTACCAGTCGTCTCGCACCTCCCGCACCCGCGGCGGCTCCTCGCGATGCGGGTCCACCTCGTACAAGGTCTGAACGCTGCCATCCCACCGCATCGCGACATCGCCCGTCTCACCATGCCGCGCCTTCGTGAGCACCAGCTCGCGCGCCTCGTCTACCTCGCTGTCCGGGTCGCGGAAGGTGAACACGATTACGGCCGCATCCTGCTCCAACTGCCCCGAGCCGCGCAGGTCGCTGTTCTTCGGTCGCTCGCCCGTCCGCCCTTCCACGCTGCGATTCATCTGCGCCAACGCCAACACCGCCACGTCAAGCTCCTTGGCGATGGCCACCAGCCCTTGCGAGATGCGCGATAGCACCTCCTGCCCTGTCTCCCCCTTCGATACGGTCGCCGTCGCAAGCTGCACATAGTCCACGACCAGCGTGCGTAGCTCGGTGCCCTCTCGCTTCGCCCGGTCAGCGAGGCGCTTGGCCCGTGCGCGCATCTGCGTGATGTGCATGGCGGGCGTGTCGTCAATCCAGATCGGCCGCGTCTGGAGCACCTCGACGCCAGACACCAGCCCGGCCCATTGCTCCTTGGAGAGTCGGCCCGTGGTGAGCGAGGTGAGGTCTACCCTGCCCTCGCGGGCGAGTTCGCGCGTGGTGAGCGCGTGCCTGGTCATCTCCATCGAGAACACTCCAACGCCACCGTAGAGCGCGGCGTGCTCGGACATCTGCATCGCTGCCGCGGTCTTGCCGGTGCCGGGCCTGCCCGCGAGGATCGCCATCTCGCCCCGTCGCAGGCCGCCGCGGGTGAGCTGGTTGAGGGTCGGCCATGGGGTAGGCACCACCCGCTTGATTCGGCTCTCGGGGTTGCGCGCGGCCTCCTGCGTCTCGTCGTAGACCTCGGCGGCTACCTCACCGATGGGCACCCATGGCGAGGCTTGGACGGAGGCGCGAGCGGCCAGCGCGGATAGGGCCGACTCGAACCCGGCGAGCACTTCCGCGGCGGCTTGGCCTGCGTCGATCTGGTCGATGGCGGTCGAGGCCACATCGCGCACGAGGCGCCCGAGCGACGACGACTGGATTACGCGCAGGAAGTAGGCGGCGCTCGCTGGGTCGGGCGCGGCGCTGGTGATCTGGACGACGTAGGCGGCGCCGTCCACCTCCTGCCCCCAGGTGTATGCCTCGTGGAGTACGGTAGCCGCCCATTGGCCATGCTCGGCGCGGGCGTGCTGCGGGTCGGCTCGTAGGGCGACGAGGCGCCGCCAGAGGGCGCCGTGCTGCGGGCGATACCAGTCGGCGTCGGCGAGCGATGCGCCGTGCTCATCGATGATGTACGGGTCGTGAATGGCGGCGCCGAGCAGGTTGCGCTCGGCGGCTACGGTTGGCTTGCTCACTTCGCTGCCATCTTTCGTTGTTGTTCCAGTTCATACGCCGCGTAAGCTGCCACGCTCGCGGGCCATTCCTTACGCCACGCGCTGATCCACTCCACCGTCGAGCCCTTGCCACGCCACGCCGCTCGCTTTCCGATGTGGGTGATCGTGCGCTTGGCCAGCCACAGGATGCGCTCGTCGCGGTGGTGGAGTTCGGCTGCGCTGTCGAGCACGCGCTGAACCACGAGGCGGGCGGCGTCCGATTCGGTCCAGTCCATCGGCTCGCTGGTCGAGGTCGTGCCCATCGATGCGCTCCACTTCCGGGCGAGCTCCAACCGGAACGCCCACCGCTCTTGACGGCACAGGGTGGCGATGTCGCGGTGCCGGTCGGTCCCTTGGTTGTCCTTCCAGCCGATGCCCCGGATGTCGCCGGCTGCGGCCTTGTCCTCACTCTCACGAGCCCAGCGAGCGACGATGCGGAACTCCTGCTCAAAGGTCGCGGCGTCAGGCTTGCCGATGGCCTTCCACAGCGAGGCCAGGGACTTCCTATCGGTCGCGGTACGCTCGGGGTTCACCGTCGTTTGGCGCACCTCCTCGATGCAGCGGAGCATCGCGGCGTGTACGTCAGCAGGTACGCCACGCTCACGGGTCACAGCAGGCCCAGCTCGTCCCGGATGCGGTTCAGCGCGAGGATCACCCGTAGGCGGTTGTCCGGTGGAAGGCGCTTGCTCTCCTCGCTCAGCGTGTCCACCGACTCCATGAGCTTCGCCACTCGCATCGGGTCGGCTTTCGGTCGCGGTCGTACTGGTGGGTTCAGGTCCATCGTCTGCCTCTGGGGTCGTGGTGGGGGTAGGGTCGTCGGCGTCAGCCGGCGGAATGTCTGTATGGTGATCTGTTCTCGTCTCGTCTCGTCTCGTCTCATAAGGAACGCGCGCGCGTGAATCGTTCCAGTAGAATCGATCCACTGTTCCGGCAGAGATATCGGCGTCGTTGATAGGTGGCGTTACCTGCGGCTTACTCGACTTGGGTACTGTTCCCGTAGAATCGATGTACTGTTCCGGCAGACGAGCGCCGGAGTCGTGAGCCCAACGCGCTACCTCGCGAACTAGCGCGGTCGTCATGCCGCCGCCGTACCCGGTCGCACGCATGACCTCACGGATGCCGGGGTCGTTGCCCGCGTGCCACGAGCCGAGCAGGTAGACCCATGCCCGCGCCTTCTTGCCGCTGGCTGGGTCGTTGACGGTCCAGACCCATTCGGGGACTCGGAACCAGGTAGGGGGCATGGTCACTCCTGAGATGCGGGGGGAGAGATGGTGGTTGCAGCACCATCCCCCACCCCCGCGGAGAACCCGCCGGCCATCGCCTACGGGTATGTGTCTCAGGAACTACGCGACTCCTGCAACGGGCCGCTCCTCAGATACTAACCTTCCACCCCCGCATAGCGCAAGGCCGCCGGCAACCAATCGAACGAGCACCGCCACGGCTGGAGCTCGTCAGGCGACAGCGAGGCCGTGCCTGCCGCCGCGCGCTCGGTCGCCCACCAGCGCCACCACCTCGCGCCGAGCCACGACCACGGCAGCCACGCCACCACCGCGCCGTGGTCGAGGACCACCACGAGGCCCGCGAGGAAGGTGGAGCCCTGCCGCTCCCACGAATCGAACGCTTGCGCCTGGTGCTGCGGGAGGTTGCCCAGCTTGAAGCGCATCCCCGTCTCCGACTTCACATCGAGGAGCCATGCGCGACCGTGGGCGACTACCAGCCAGTCGGGCGGCCCATCGCGCTCGGGGACGACGCGGAGAGCGCCGGGAGCCGCGAGCGTGGGCGCGGTGCCGATTACCTTCATCGGTGTGGGGTTCCGTTGGCAGTAGTGCCCCGCAGCGCTGTACCCGGCGTGGATGCGGTCGAGCGCCTGCTCGGCGACCCGGCCGCGGTTGGCGTGGGTTCGCGACTTCACAGCTTCCCCGCCCGACGCAGGCTCGCCTCAATCGCGGCCATTTCCACCGCGCCCACGGCCACCGTAAACGCCTCG